ACAGGCGATAAGATGGCATCGCACGAAGACACCTACAAAGCCGAAAACGCAATGACCTCCAAAAACAAAACAGACGGTGAAGTTTACAACCGTGATTACTACAACCCATTGCTCACGGCAGCGCAGCAGCTTTGCGAAGCCGTAGGAATGGACTACGATGCACTCAATATGTATATGGTAGCAAAGCACGGCTTGGAGCGTAACGAGTATATGGGCAAGCGTGCAGCACAGAACGATGAAAATGTATTGAAAGCAAAGAAAACTTTGGAAGATGCACAGGCGGCTTACAACGAAGACCCCACAAGCAAAAATGAAGCAGCAATACAAAAAGCACAAGAAAAGTATACAAATGTATACAACAAGGCATTGGAAGTCCACACCAACAAAGACTACTCTGGACTTACCGAACTCACAGACAAAGAAGATGTTGCGGAAGCCGAATACGAAGCACAAAAGATTGTAGATGCTGTAGAAACGTCTGATGTAATGCCGAAAGTTACAGCGTTTTGGAGCAAAGTCAATGCAGCCACGAAACAGACGTTAAAGACTGGTTACGAAAGCGGCATAATGACAAAGGATACGTACGAGCATATTCTAAATATGTATAAGTATTACATTCCTTTGCGTGGGTGGGCTGAACCTACCGCAGACGATGTTTATACATATTACAACAATCGTTCTTACGAGGGGAAACCACTTACAAAAACAGCAAAGGGGCGCACATCGCTTGCCGAAGACCCAATGGCTATAATCGCATCTATGGCACAGCGTAGTATAATTGAAGCCAACAGAAACAAGATGAAACAGACGTTTCTGAATTTCGTGCTTAACCACCCTACCAGTCTTGCTACAGTTGGTGAACAATGGTACATCAAAAATGCGTTAGGAGAATGGGAGCGTAGCGATGCAAACATACCAGCAAATGCAACCCCCGATGAGATAAGCAAGCTTGTTGCTGAACACGAACAGGAAATGCAGACATTAGCCGAAACAGGCGAAGCTATCAAACAACGCAACGGATTGAAGCTCGATAAGCGTGTAATCAACGGAGAGGGAGCAGAACACACCATTAAAGTATGGCGTGGTGGAAAAGAGTACATCATTTACATCAACGGGAACCCAGCAGTAGCACAAGCCGTAAACGGTCTAACAAACCCCGATACACAAGGTAGCGACTTGCCTAAATGGGCAAAAATAGGAGCAGCACAGCTAAAGAATTTCTTATCAGGCGTGTATACAAGCTTTTCTCCAGCATTCGTACTTACCAACTTTACACGAGACCAACTATTTGCCTCACAAGCTGTGTATATAAAGTATGGACTGAAATACAAGCGGCAAGCCTCAAAGAATGCACGCAACTTGTTCTTTAGTGGAGCATTGCCACGACTTGTGTACAAATGGGAACACGGCACACTCGATTTAAATAACGAGACAGAACGTTACTTCGATGAGTTTATGCGTGGGGGTGGCGAAACTGGTTTCACAGCCTTGCGAGACATAGAGAGCATAAAGAAAGAAATAAAAGATGCTATCAATGGAAACAAAGCAAATATCGCAAAACGTGGGTGGAAGTCATTCATCAATGCCGTAGAGTTCGCCAATCGAAGTGCAGAAGATTTCAGCCGCTTTGTTACCTTTATGACGAGCCGTCAGCAGGGAAAGAGTATCGTTGATGCAATCTACGACGCAAAGGATATTACTGTGAACTTCAATAAGAAAGGCAGCGGAGAAATGGGCAGCAGGTTTATGAACTTCGCTTACATCTTCTTCAATGCAGCCGTGCAGTCCATAAACAATTTCGGCACAATGCTAAAGCAGCACCCAGCACGCACAATGCTTATAATATCCAAGTTCGGTGCTTTGGGCTTTGGAGTGCCAATGCTCAACGCTTTCCTTACAGCACTTTGTGGTGGAGGCGATGATGATAAGTATTGGGACAATATGGATTGGGTTCGCAGAAACAACATCGTGTTACGTATACCATTCTTAGAAAAAACATTCATAAGCATTCCATTGCCGCAAGAGTTAAGACCTTTCTATGGTATGGGAGAAATAGCAGCATCTATTCTGTTTGGAAAGGAAACGTTCTCAAGCGGACTGCAAAAAGCCGTAGAGGGATTCACAGGACTATTGCCTATAGACTTCACAGGCAACGGTGGGAACTTGCCCATAACGCTTACACCTACCGTTCTGCAGCCAGTTGCACAGTATATGTTTAATACAGACTACTTCGGCAGAAAGGTATATAACGACAATGAGAATAAGAAAATTGCGCCAGGTTGGACTAAAGCATTCAGCAGCACACCACCAGTACTCATAGAAGCTACAAAATTCCTCAACAGCCTAACAGGCGGAAATGACGTAGACAAGGGGGCAGTCAGTCTCAATCCCGATGTTATAAACCACTTTGTAAAAGGTTACTTTGGAGGACCTGCAACATTCGTTACACAGATGAGTAGCTTGCTTTATAAAGGCTTTAGCGGAGATGCAAAAGAGATACGTTGGAGAGACATACCCGTTGCCAGCCGATTTGTACAGCAGCTCGACGAACGAAGCGTGAGAAGCAGCGCACAGGGGAGCTACAAAGATTTCAAGGAAGAGACAGAAGAGACAGAGTACCGACTTTCCAATTACAAGAAGCAGGTAAAAATGGGTAAAATGGAATATGCCAAAATGATAACAGATTTAATTAAAAGTCCTGAATATCAACGCTATAAAATAGCAAAGGCATATAAAAAGCCAATGGACTTGCTAAAGGAAGCATTGAACCACATAGACAATACTACCGACAAAAAGGAAGTCGAAAAGGCACTCACAGGACTACGCCATTATATGATGGAGACAGTAGAAAGTGAGCAAAAAGGAAAGCACGCTAAACGTGAGGAAGATTTCAACTATTTAGGAGATAATCTTAGCGAGTTGAGCAATAATCTGAAGTATTCATTACGAAGTCTCAAACAAAACGAAGAACAGCGTTTAGATGGCGAAGAAGATGATGGCATAGAAGAACTTATCAGCGAAGACAAAGAAACAACAATGCGTATCATTCGTGAAATGAACAAGCTCTTTAAAAAGAAATAACAGCACACCGAAGCCCTATAAATCCACATAGGGCTTCGGTGTTATAATTCACATACCTAAATTAATACTTAACCGCACTTAAACATTTCGCATTCATATCTTTGCGACAGATAAAAATATATTTTTATGGCAAAGAAAGAAAAACTGTTAAGTGTAAAACGTGTCTGTTCTATTAAAGACAGGCGTGCAATGGATAGCGTTGCCAATTCAAAGCTCAACAACAAAGCACGTGCTTACGATGTTCTATTCCAAGCGCAACAATACTATATGAATATGAGCGAGTTTCGCAAAGAACGTGAGCGAAATAAACGATATGCGTATGGCAAGCAATGGGAAGATGTCATTTGTGTAGAGGGCAAAAGAATAACGGAAGCCGAATATATCAGACGGCAAGGAAACATACCATTGAAAAACAACCTTATCAGACGTTTGGTGCGCAGCGTGTTAGGCGTTTACAGAAGTCAGAGCAAAGAACCTATATGCGTAGCAAGAGACCGAGACGAGCAGCGTATTGGCGAAACGATGTCTACTATATTACAATGCAATAGACAGCTTAACCGTATGGACGAAATAAGCGCACGGAGCATTGAGGAGTTTTTGATTAGCGGCTTCATTGTACACCGCAAATGGTACGGCTGGCGCAATAACAAATTAGACTGTTGGACAGATTATGTACAGCCCAACAATTTCTTCATTGACAACAAAATGCGTGATTTCAGAGGGTGGGACGCAAGTTGCATAGGAGAAATTCACGATGTCAGTTTCAATACTCTGTGCGGACAATTTGCAAAGACACCCGAAGACTATTATAAATTATCCGAAATATACAAGTCTGCAAAAGACCAACAGAATATCGTAAGCAACTTTACAAGCTTTGGAGCATCGGACAATACAGATATTAGTTTCTTTATGCCCAGAGATGGCGACCTTTGCAGGGTAATAGAGGTGTGGCGCAAGGAAAGCAAACCACGCTATCGCATTCACGACCCCAACAATGGAGATATTTACAAGATAGACGTAGAAGACTACCAACGACTGTTTCTCTCTGTGAACGAAGAGCGGAAGCAACAGGCAATAGAGGCTGGTATGGATTTAGAAGATGTACCTTTCTTGCGTGCCACGTGGTTTATGGATGATTATTGGTATTACTACTATCTTACACCATTCGGAGATATCCTCGATGAGGGAGAAACACCATACGAGCATAAGAGCCACCCATACGTATTCAAAGCCTATCCATTCATAGATGGAGAAATACATTCATTCGTAAATGACGTGATAGACCAGCAGCGATACACCAACCGACTAATTACGTTATACGACTGGATAATGAGGTCAAGTGCAAAAGGAGTACTGCTCGTACCCGAACAAAGCTTAGGCAGTATGTCAGTGGAAGAGATTGCAGACGAATGGAGCAGGTTTAATGGTGTCATTGCCTACCAACCAAAGGCAGGAGTACCTATTCCACAACAGATTGCTGTAAACTCTACAAACATAGGCATATCAGAACTACTCAACATACAGCTTAAGTTCTTTGAGGATATTTCAGGTATTCACGGAGCATTGCAAGGTAAACCAGGATATAGCACAACAAGTGGTTCTCTCTATGCACAGCAGGCACAGAACGCAACCACAACCCTGTTAGACCTACTCGAAACATTCAGTCAGTTTATTGTAGATGGAGCATACAAGGACGTTAAGAATATGCAACAGTTCTACGATGGCAAACGTGTATTCAACATTGCAGGCAAGAGTGGACAGATAGTTGTCTACGACCCTAAATTAATTCGAGACGTTGAATTTGATTTGAGCATAGTAGAAAGCACATCCACACCAGCATTCAGACAAGTTGCCAACGACTTCTTAATGCAGATTTGGCAAAGTGGACAAATCAATTTGGAACAGCTACTCGAATACGGAGACTTCCCATTTGCCGACGAACTGTTACAGAGCATAAAGGCACAGAAAGCAGAAATGCAACAGCAAGGAGGAACACCGAACGGACTGCCGCCCGAATTACAACAGCAAGTTCAACAAGGTGCAGATATGGACGCTGTAAACAAGGGCTACAATATGTTGAAAGCCTCATAATAAAAACAAAGGTTGCGATTATGCAACCTTTGTCGTTTCTGTTTATACATAAACCCATCGAAATCGATGTCTTTAAAATCATACATACCTCTTATATTGTTGCTTCTGACAAAACCCTTTTATGTGTCTTGCTTTCAGCAGCACTCTTTATTGTTGATATTATCTTTGGTATCTCCATTTCGTAGAAACAGATGTGCAACCCTATTGCTCGTGTCATCAACAAGTCATCGTGTTTGCCAACGATTGCTCCAAATGCACCGTTTTTCTTACGCTCATAAAACAGATACTCATCAATACAGCGTTCGTCTCTCTCTACGTACATTTGCTTTCTTATCACCTTTACAAGCGTTGATATAATCATCGGCTTTGTAGATACGTTCGTGTGCCAGCCGTAACGTTTTGGCGCACCCTCCGCAATAGCCTCCGCACTTTGCTTGCGTGCATAGAGATTTGGATATACATCTTTTATTTGGTCTAATATAAATGGAGCCTGTACACCGTCTATAACTCTGTCTTTGTCTTTTGTTTCGAGCGTGTTGCTCTCTATTACCAACAATGCATTGTCATAGTAGGCGGCTATCTGTGCAGATTTCCACGCAAGTATATCCATATCGGTGTGTCCATACCATTGTGCAACAACAGACGGCTTATCACCGTCCATCATATAGAACCTGTCAAATACGGTTATAACAGAGTAGTCGGCTTTTGCAGAACGCCCGCCAATATCCACAACAACAAGATAGCGATTTGTTACTTTTTCATTTGCCCATATTTCAGGTTTCTTCCATATCCACAAGCAACCCTGATGGTCCTCAACAAAACGCAAACCTTTGAATGCGTCCTTACCCTCGTCTCCATCGGCAACCATATCACCAATGAATTGAGGAGGACAACAAGACTTCTTTAATTTCGCTACTAAATACTTGTCAAATACTCTTGTGCCTGAATGTACAAATGCTTCCACATCGTCAGACGGATATTCAGATGCCATTGTAGCGTGGTCAGGTTTTCCTTTGCGTTCTTCCACGTACCAGTGTATTGCTTCGAGAGTTGCACCAAGTTCCCACAGATACCACAAGTATTTACCACTCTCTTCACGCTCGTTACTAACATTTGTGTTATTTCTATTCTTCCATAGCTCGATAGCGAAGTCTGCTTTTTCATCTTCATTCTTAAATGGTAAGCTGTATATATCAATATCAAACCACGATATAAACAATGCCAGGAATTGTGATACACCTTTCTTTGCAGCGTCATATTCACGCTGGAAGAAGTTACCCGTACCATTTGCCGTACTTTCGTAAACTATCATCGTGTACGGCTTTAGCTGAATACCTGAACAAGCAGACCGTACTATGTCTTCAGGTTTCTTTCCATCTGTAGTTTTCCAAACACCTACTTCGGAAAGGTGCACTAAGTTGTAATCACCACCACGACAACTATCAGGACGTTCGGCTGTACCTATTTTTATTTTACAGTTTTGTTGTGGTACTCTGTATATCGCCCCCGATTTACCTACTCCAACAAGTTTAGGCTCGTTAGCGTTGTAATACTCCCCTATCTTGTGTAGCATCTTTGTCGGATATGCTTTAATCATACGGTCGAACATATCCTTAATTTCGTCTGATGCTGTACCTTGATGCGCAATGATAAGAGAGTTTAAACCTACCTTGTGAACAAGCTGCAACCACGCCATATACAGCTGTGATGTAGTAGAACCACCCCATTGCCTGGCTTTCAACAATATAAGTCGTATAGGCTTGTTTGCAAGGCGAAGTTCTTCCAACTTCTCTACAAACCTGCGTTGTGGACGTGTCAGACGAAACAAAACATCTTCACCACCACCTTTATTTTTGATGTACACAAACAAGGCTGCCCAAAACGCAAAATCGTACTGTATGCGTATACGGACAATCTGCTCTATGATTTTAAGCCTGTTTTCCTCCGTGTACTCCGTATCCATTTCCTTTTCGCAAAACAGCTTCATAGACTTGTGTTTTACGATAAGTTTAACAAGAGGAACATTTAGCATTCCCACAGGTAGATACTGTACAGGTAATGGGTGGTCTTTTATTTCTACTTTCTTTCTCTTGCCAACAGACCCCTCGCCTGTAATGGGATTAAACAGACGGTTATTCGCTTCGTTACGCTTGTCGTTTTCATCAAGCAGCTTCGATACTCGAACATCTATTTGTTTCTTACCCGTCTCCGTTCGTACCATTTTGATTTAATCTTACTGATGATTACTTTTATAGAACCCTCTGTAAGGTAGAATTTTGGCGCAGGTTGTCTAACCACTTTAAATATTATCTTTGTAAGACTAAGTGTTGGATATTTCTGTTTCATTATGGTTGCTCGCCTGTATATCTCAAAGAACATATCACGCTTGTTCTTACCCATACCAAGTAAGGTATCGCCTTTCATAATCTGCAAAACAACTATTAATGCACGTTCTTCACTTACCCAAAAACGGTCAGACGGACTATTTGACATTTTTCGATAAATCTCCTCCGAACAAATAAACTTTACTTCTGATATAAGCTGATGATAAAGCCGTAATAGATTATTATTGCGTTCTTGCTCGTATTCAAATACACTCCCAAAGTTTTTCATAAACACCAATATAAATAACTATCTGTTATATTGGCACTTGTTCCCAACTACAAAGATAATGTTTTGTGTTAATACTTAAAAGTATAACTATTAATAATGTACCTATTTTTGCGCTATCAACTACAAAATATTGTTTTACAATGGCAGAAGAGCAAAAAAATACCCCGCAAAAAAACAAACGCGAACTTTTTATGGAGCGTTTGAAAACCAAATATCCCGACGATAATTTCGATGACGAAGAAGTATTGTACGGCAGACTTGGCGAAGATTACGATAACGCAGAGAATGAAATCGCAGAATACAAGAAACACGAAGATGAATTAGCAGGTATGTTCGCTGCCGACCCCCGAAGTACAGCCTACCTCAACAGCTGGCGTAAAGGCGCAGACCCTGCAGTAGAACTTATTCGTATGTTTGGCGATGATGTAAGAGAAGCATTAGATGACCCCGATAAGCAAGAAGCATTAGAGGAAGCGCACAAAGAATACCTCGATAAGGTTAGCAAGTCCAAAGAGTTGGAAGAGGAATACAGCAAGAATTTAGAGGTATCTTTAGAAGAATTATCTAAATTCCAGGAGGATAACAACCTAACCGATGAAGAACTCGACAACGTTTCAGAGTTTATTATGACGATTATCACGGACGGCATCAACGGCAAGATAACCCGAGATACAATGGATATGGCATTAAAGGCACTCAACCACGACACCGACATAGCCGAAGCAAGCCACGAAGCCGAAGTAAGAGGCAAGAACGCTAAAATAGAAGAGAAGCTCCGAAAGAAAGGAGACGGAATGGCAGCTATGGGAGGTCAAAACGGAATACCAGAGAAACCAAAACGCAGATCGACTATTTTCAGCGATGCGGAAATGGCAAAATAAAATTTTTACTAATAATATTTGTATAAAAGTATGGCAGAAGTTATTCAAACAGTAGACAAAACACCTGTAGCAGCACCAGGCTCTACAGGATTAGGAACCCAATTACCAGGTCAAGCCACAACCGTAGATGGTATGGCAGCCGCAACAGGTGGCGTTGGACCTGGCGAACTTATGGAGGTAGACATCGATGCCGAACTTGCCAAGTTCGAAAGTGATGATACCCCACTTTGTTCACTTATGCTCGCTGCAAAGAAAGTACCTGTAGGTTCACCTAGAGTGCAGCACTATCAAATGGACGAGGAAGTTTCAACTGTTACTACCACTGCAGCGGTAGCAAAAGGAACAGCGGCTTCTTTCACTCTTACTCTTTCAGAAGAGGATAAGAGTTATGTTCAAACCTACTCAACATTAAGAGTAAGAGGCGTAAATGGATACACAGAAGACGGCTCAAAGGAAGACGCAGGTTCTGACTTGCAGCTTTATGTTACAGGTAGAGATGCCAGCGACAACCCTATCGTTCGTTGTGTAAACGGTCCACGCCAAAGTCCTACCAATGAGTATTGTCAAACACCAGCAATACCAAAGGGTACAAAGATTGATATCCTTGCAACAGCACTACACGAAACACAAAAGGTTGTGCCTCCCGACACATTCGTCCCTGTGCCAACACTTGTTACTCTACAGAAGCGAGGGATGACACGTATAGTCTCTGACTACTACGACAGCCAAAAGAAACGCATTCCATTTACAAATGCGTTGCTTGCCGAATACTCTATTCGTAAGTTTAAGCACGCAACCAACCGTTCTTTGTGGATTGGTCGTGGTGGCAAAATGCCAGTTAAGGACGATAAGACAGGTACACAGATGGTGTATTTTATGACTGGTATTCGTTGGAGCTTTAAACGTGAAATGGAGCACATTGGAAAGTGGGAGTACGAAGACTTTGTAGGTCTTGGTAAGCTCTTCTATACAGGTGCAGATGTACCAAAGGGCGCAATCTGTTTGTGCGGTAAGAACTTCTTAGAGAATATCCAATGTATAGACTTCTCAAAGCACCCCGAAGTGCAAATTAAAGTCGAAACCAATAGCTTAGGTTGGAGCATTACACGTTTCCACACTGTATTTGGCGACTTTGATTTTAAACACGAACCAACACTCGACCGTATTGGCTACAGCAACAGTGCCGCAATCTTAGGAATTGACCGTCTTGTACACTATGTTCGCAGCGCAGAACACACCGATACAGAGAATGTAGAAGAGCACGAAGCAAAGCGTGAGACGCTCATCGTATGGGACGCACTCGCTCTCAAAGGTGCTTGCCACATCTTCATCAACGGTGAGGGTACACCAAAAGCACCTGGCGCAACAAGCTATACAGTTTGGAAAACCAATCAAGCACCAACAGGCGCAGACTTGGTAGACGGCAAAGTTTACTATCTACTTGTAGATTGTCCAGGCATCAATGCTAAAGCGCATAAGGGTGAAACTTGGATTTACAAATCTGCAGGCGGTACTGGCTCTTGGGAGAAGTACGAGGGTGAATTAGACTTGTAAATTAGTGTATTTTCATAATGTGATAATTTTTTAAATGTTAGTAACCAAAGGGGAGGTTGAGATAAGCTCGCCTCCCCTTAAACTTTTTAGCGATGACACAAAAAACGTATGGCGTATATGGAATGATAGAATGGAGTATTCTATTAAACGTTGCAGGTCGAATTATGAATATTGATTTTGAGGGCGGACTTGCATCAGGCACAGGCATTCGTCCTGCCACTTTCACCACTCGCAACGAAATAGTACAGTTCGCAATAGAGAATAGCGGACACTTCAAAAAGGGACGAATAATCCTTGTTAGCGAAATGGACATCGAAGAGCCAAAGGAAGTAATAGCAGAGGCTACAGAGATAAACCCTACTGACACAGAAGTAGCAGCAGAAGACAACTTAAAAGAAGTCGAAGTGAGTAGCTTAGAAGAAGCTGTAGACTATTTAGTATCGAACTTTGACGATGCAAAGAAACAGCAGCTTCGCAGCAAGGTAACAGCAAAAGCCTTTGCAGAAACAAAAGGTATTCGTTTTGTAGGACTTTAATCACTTGTATTGCAATGATATACAAAGTTGCAGATTTAGTAAACGAGGTGCGAACTGTTATTGACAGAAACAATAGCAGCGCACCTCTTGCTGGTTTAACAGACGTAGACACATTGAGCATAGACACGCTTATAGAGAGCAAGATAGAAGATGCAGCACGTGCAGTAACTGTAAATGCTCCACGCCATCTGCTTGACAGCGGCAAGAGCATAGGTACAGCCGTAGCGTGGAGTTCGTCAAAGACAAAACACTGGGGCTTTACACAACTCCCCGAAGACTTTTTACGCTTGCTAACATTCCAAATGGCTGATTGGAGCTATCCAGTAACAGAAGCTATAACAGATGCAGACCCCGAATACAAACAGCAGAACAGCCGTTTTGCAGGGATAGGTGGCAATCCGCAACGCCCTGTTGTAGCTATTGTACAACACCCTATTGGTTTGATATTGGAATTTTATTCGTGTACATCTAACGATGTAGCCGTAAAGGTGGCACGCTACATTCCTATACCACGTATAGAAGACGAACATATCGGTATATCCGAAAAACTCGAAAAGGCTGTGATATACTACTGTGCCTATCTTGTCCTTTCCTCTTTGTCCGAAGTAGAACAAGCAAAACTAATGTATTCTATTTATATGGACTTGTCCGAACTGAAACATTAATATAATATTATGACTGACAACCTTTTAGGAACATACCAAAGTTTAGAAGCCGTACACGTAGCGCACCCATTAGGTGGCATACAAGGCGACTATGTAATTGTGGGCGATAGCAATTACTATTGGAATCCGTTATCATTAGAATGGACGAAAGAGAAGCCTACTGTTACTGTACCAGCCAACAAAATTAAAGAGAAAAACAATCTTGGCAATTTCGCAAACATCTTAGAGGTATATAGTAGATACCCCGATGGTGGTAAGGAGGGCGACTATCTATTCATAGACGGCATAGAATACGTTTGGAATAGATGGGAGCGTATATGGCAAAGCAAGGGCGACACTACGCCAACAGGCGGACGAACTACAAACACCTTTGATGGAGACCTCGCCGTTGAGAACGATTTAATTGTAGGTGGTATATTACGTGTAAAAGGGTTCAGTTTCGATAATCCCGATACACCAGGTGGCAGCAGTGGACAAGGCACACCAGCCACTATGTCGCTGAAAACGCTAAACGAATTTCCAACGACACCCGAACAAGCTATCGCTTTTGTTAAAGAGAAAAACCAACACACAGTTCTCTCTATAGTTGAGAATGGCATAAATGTAGGTATACTTCACATCTATGCAGACCAATTCCGACAAGTCCTCACAGAGGTAATAGAAACACGTCTTTTGGTAAATGGCACAAAGGTCGGTGGCGGACACGTATATTCAGAACCTATACGCTATTGGCGCAACTATGGTTTACGGCAAGACTATAGCGGTATAAAGAAGTACCAATGGACGCTATGGCAGCAATGTAAAGACGATACACTTGTGCGTCTTAACGAACGTCTTGATAAGATGTTTGAAATATACAACGCATCGCCAAATGGTCAATTATACACATTACGTGAAGTAGTAAGCACTGTTACAGATGATAACAGAGTTGAGTTCAAACGTTGTATGATGATTAGTTTCTTAAGTGCAGAAACAAAAAAGCGTGTATACTATGTATGCACAACCACCGACAGGTCAAAGAATGAAAACGATTGGAAACAACTAACAACAGAAGACAATTTAGAACAGACAAAACAACACGTTAGCGCATTACCTTTCGATGGATATGTAGATGATGTGCAAGCCGTTTCACTATCAGCAGTCGATGACACAGAAGACAGCAACACGCCTAACGGCTTAAATCTCACTCCCGAAAACAAAAAAGGCGTTATGTGGGACAGAGTTAAGAACGTGTTTGTATACCAAAAAGGAGACACCTATTACACTAACTGGAAAGGTGCTGACGATTATGGAGAACTTGCGCACGATGGACGCAAGCCAACTGTGGGCATACTGTTCTATCATCGCATTTATGGAAATGCGTGTACGTGGAATGGTTCTAAAATGCTACCTATTATAGGAGGTAGTAAGACAGAGATTATAGAAGATGCAACACGCATCACAGAGGAAGAGATAAACAATATAGTAAACGAATAAAACAAATACTATGGCAGAAAGACATTTCTTAGATATCGCAGGATTAAAGCACTTCGCACGCAAGATAAAAGAAAACCTTGCGCAGACGCAACGAGTTGTAACAAACAAAAACTTCTTAGCAGAGCTTGACAGCAACGAACTTGCGATACTTGACAATTCACAATTTACCTACCCTGCAGGACAGGCGTGGTGGATAAACGTTAAGCAGAAGCTTATCTCTGACAACAGTCGAAAGGCATTTGAATTTATAGTTATAACAGGAGCGAATACAGCTAATATTAATTTTAGCTGGTATTTAGACGTAAAGAGAGATGCGACACCATTACAACCAAATTCAGCCTATCTGTTTCGCCTGTATGGCTATGGAACACAATATCAGAATGGTCAGTTGTATGGCAAAACGCTTTATGTAGTAAAGGAAAAAATTGGATAAATCATAATCAATAAAACAGTTTAGTTATATGGCAGAGAAAAAATTTTTAGACTTAGAGGGTCTCAAACATTACAACAGCAAGATTAAAGCAGGTTCTGTTCGAGTGGGACACGCAGAAGTAGCCGAACGAGTGGCAGCATCAGGCATTCAGTGGGGAACAACACAAATTCCACTTGCCAACATTCCACGTGCAGCAATGGAACGTTGTATGGTTGTAGCCAACGATGTAGCACGTTTCGCACTTACAGCAGACCAAGTGCAGAATGGCGACACCGTGAAAGTAACATTAAACGGCAAGATGTACTTCGTAAAGGACGATACCAAGCTCAACAGCGAAGCTGGTTACGAACCTTATGTTGCAGGCACAGCATCTACAGCCGAAGTTGCCGAAAGTGTCGATTGGGCGAAAGTAAAAAACAAGCCAAACAAGTTTGTTCCCGAAAATCACGGCACAAATGTAGTAACAGCACTCACAGGCTATATTCCATCGCTTGATACAGATAACGTTTTTAACGAACTTAGCGAAAGCGATACACTTAATGCAGCCTTAAATAAGCTGTATAAGAACGACTACAGAATGCTTCCAACTCTTGATATTGAGAATTTAGACTATTCACCAGGCACAGGCTTAGAAGCCGTTAAGAGGCTCGCAGGTATGCAAGCTGTTATTCGCTATACGCTTACCTATACAAACGGAGACAACAAGACGTATGCGGTTGGAACATTAGAGGAGTTTACAGACAACGCTACACTTGCTATTACGCAGATAGCTGAAACACGATGCGTATTAGACGGCACTAAAAGTTTTCGCTTTAAAGAGGCACAAGGCGCACAACGCTATATTCGTCATTACATATTAAAAGACGGTAACCCATTAGGCGCAAAGAATACGTGGACAGCGTGGAAGCCATATTGTGGAGAGGAAACACAAAAGCTAATTGATGCAGCAAAGCAGGAGGGGACAGATGCTAAAACTCTTGCCAACAGTGTAAAGAACGAAGTAAACAGCTTTACACGCATCACTGAAAGCGAGATAGATGCTGTTATTTAATATACCATCAAACAAGAAAGGAGGAGATGATGAATTATTTAGAGCAATTCAAATATGTTATCTGTTCTATCATCAGTGGTATGCTAAGTCTATTCTTTCCTATTAGGGACTTTATGTACGCTATGTTGATAGTATTCACACTGAACTACATATTTGGTGTGGTTGCAGGTCTTAAGCATGGCGAAAGATGGGATTTGAAGAAATCAATGGTATTCTTTTATCACTGTGCTGTCTTTTTTGTAATGACAGCATCAATATTTCTTACAGGCTATTTCTTGCATGCAGGTGCGGAAACCTTAGGTGTCGTAAAAGCTCTTTGCGGTGTGGCTATTTGGTTCTACGCTACAAATATAGTAAGGAATTGGCGTATAATGCTCGTTGAGAATACCACGATGTGGAAAGTGGCAGGCTTCGTCTACTACGTATTAACCCTAAAGGTGGTAGAGAAAATTCCTTTCCTGAACGAGTATTTAAAGAGTACCAACGGAAAGGCAGATAGCGACAAAGCAGATATTTTATAGTTTCATAATAAAAAAAAAGAAGAAAATAAAAATGAAAAATTTAAGCAGTAGTAATATCTTATTAGCCTTAGTAGGCTTACTTATATCGTTCTTTATAACGATAGGTTCTGCAAAAGCAGACGCACCAGCGGTAAATATATGCGCCTATTCTTTAATAATAGTGGGCGTTGTCAGCCTAATGGCAGAAGCGTTTCGCCTACTCATTAAAGAGAATGCACGTTGGCAGTGGACACGCATCGTGTCGTGGCTATCAGGAGGTATCGTAGGCACAGTATTAGGACTTTTACTTTCATAATTTTGTTTTGTATAATTAGTTTTTAGTTAATTTATTTATTGTTTTATTTCAGGCTGCTGTTGGTTCGAGAGGAATAGGCACAGCCATTTTAACACACAAACACAATGGAAATATTATTAGGACAAGGCAGAGAACACCAAGATGGTGTTGTTCGCATTAATTACAAGAGCGACTTTCCTCTCGAAGTGAAAGTCGTTAGAAATGGCGTAGCAGAGAACTTTCCCGATGCCGATTTTACATTAACGGCAAAGACAGAGGGAGGCTTCACTGTGTACAAAGCAGAGCGCAAAGCAGGCGTGTATAGCCATTGCAAGCGAGACGGAGAACGGCTGATAATGTTCTTCGACAATCACGGACTTGCCAAAGGTAGGCTTATAGTGTCAGCAGTCATAAATCACCCCGATGCCGACTACACCGAAGACGGTATCAGACAAGAGAACCTAACCACCACAACCAATATAGAACTTGTGGAGGACAATGGCGATGCACTGCAATTGCAATTACCCGAGCCTCGTGTGGTAGAGAAAATAGTTGAGAAAGAAACCGACCACTACACCGACCTACAGAAGAAAGCAGCAGCGTGGGTGACAGGGTTAGACACAAGCGCAGACCCAGTATATCCTTTAGTTTTGGATTACTTTTTAAAGAATATTACTGATGTAAAATCTTTGCCGATAACTTTTCAGGAATCTTATCTGAACGGTACGAACGAAACAGATTCTGACTTTAATGAGAAAATGCAAATAGCTTCGGAGTATGTGAGGGTGATAACTATTAAAAGCAAAAATATAAGTTATTTGTACAGCTCTATCAACGCCCCTAATTATGATTTGTCTATAAATATCGATGATGAACTTTTAAATATAGATGGTCTTTTTGCCCAATCAATATTTAAGACTATCACTATAAATCATGGCGCAGGAATGCAATACTCCCCCTCGTTGAATTCTGACTTTCTGTCAAGTATAGGCTCTAAAAATATAGATGATGTAATTAATAGTATTGCGACAAGTGAGATATTTAAGACCACCAAAGCAGAAAAGGTTACTATCAACATAGCTCCATATTCAAGTGGACAAGGTATAGACGGTGGTTGGTATATGCTTGCAGGAATTGGTGGCAGTATGGTTGATACATTTGATGTGGGATATACAGACACAAATAGCACGCGCGGAATGAATATTGATTTCGTCGCTGATAAACTCTTACCCGATGTATCGCAAGATGAGCATAAACCAAAGCTAATATTTAGGAATGTAGTTGGTACAGTAAACGAAGAGTTAAAGCAGAAGATACTCGCCAAAGGCTATCCATCTGTAGAGTTTTACGAGGGTGAGAATAAGGTGTTGTAATGTAAATGGGGTATTCGGCTTAACAAGGTCGAATACCCCATTTTAAAATATATACAATTAAAACGGACTTTGCGAACGTCGCACACGTCCACTCCGCCTGTTTATAGTAGCCGTAATCTTGTCTGTTATATCTTCCAACCTTTGCGCCCACAGTACTTTATTTTCAGGCATTGTAATGCCTACCCAATCACTTAGCACGCTACAAATCAAATATTCGTGTATAAGATGAACCAAATATTCTAAAGACGTGCGAGAGAACGTTGTAGGCACTTTCATATCTATAATGTAGTTCTTAGGGTCTGCAAATGCATCGTCCAAATGCTCACCACCTACAATATCTGTGTGTGTATAAGCATACAGCAGCTCTATGCACTCCTGATGAGCCAATCGCAGAACACGTAATACCCTATCCAAGTTTTCGTCCTGCACAATATCCTTAAGCTCTTGCTTTGCGTTTGTATTGTCCGAAGCAGATACTTCGCTTTGCACCCAGCTATTGTTACTAATGTCGTGCAACAGCTCATCACGCTTAAACAGCAGGCTTACTTGTAACTGTTCTCTGTCGCTTGCCAACTTTGTAAACTGACAATACCCACCATCACATTTTAATTCCATATATTAACCTCCTTTATATTAAAACCTTGTGCCACGTCTATGGCGAGTGCGTTTGCTCATAGCCTCGTAAATCTGTGGCAACAGACCCTCCGCCATCTTGTAATAGGCATTTGCTTCGTCTGCATTCGTCTTTAGATACCAATTGCCAATAGCATAATTCACAATATAGTCGTGCAAACCAGCTGAAATGAAGTCTATAGAAGACACACTAAAGTTATATGGCATACTAAATACAAATACATATCCTTTGTCTATAGAACGCTTAACATCGTTCTTAAGACTGTTATTTATTTCCTCCACTTCCTCATAGTTATATATATACTTGCCTAAATGAGTGCGTAGCTTTGCAATAGCACTCTGTATGCTTCTATACAGTTCGTTCTCACATTCCTCCGAACTATCTGTGGTTGCATCGGCTGCTTCCTCATACTTGTCTCCACTCATAGCCGTACGATTTGCAAGATATGTCTTTGTGGCTATGTCGTAGAACAGCTCGCCAATCTTTATTGTAATTTTAATTTCTGTCTTTGCCATATTCTTTGTTATTCAAAATTAGCTTTTGTAGGTGCAAACTTCATACACAGCTTGCGTCTTATGCCCTTTATAAAGTCATTGTAGTTTGCAAAGTAATATTCGCAACGTTCCTTGTCTGTCAATTCAAACCACTTGCACAGAATGAAATTCACAAAACAACTAAACAAATCCTTTTGCAATACTGTCTTCCTTTGTGCTACATCGCTCAAAGGCTGTATTATAAATGTGGCATCGTTACTTTTATCGTTTGACACAATATCCTTTATAAAGCGTTGCAACTCGCCAGCTACCTTTCCGCAACAGTCCTCCCAATACCTATCCAATAGTTCACTATCGCTATCCGTAATGGCTATGCGACTATAAGTATCCGCTTGTCCGTCCTGCTCTTTAAAGCTCTTTGCGCCAACGTAGCCACTAATCCTCGCCACTTCGTTGTAAACGTCTTTTCTCTTTATATCTAATTCAATGTTTGTTATCATACCTGCAAACTTAATTATAATACCTTTTAATCATTAGTTATTCATTAACGCAGCTGGTTATTAAACCTACCACGCAACGATATACTTGCATTGCTCAAACTTTGCGACGTTGTAAGGCTACCAAAGCCTACAATGCGAAAGTATTTATAAGGCGACCCACTAAAACCACGTAGATAGTGATTTTTAGAAGACCATACTATCTTCCAGCTGTTAAGGTCTACAGAACCGTACAGCACCATTTTAACGCTACCATCATTAAAGTGTCCACGCTGAATGACACTCTCAACAGTCTTTAATACGTCAGGCGCACCAAATTTCAGCGGGCGTGTAGCAAATAGGAATTTTGCATCGTCCCTATTATCATACTCCGAAAGGTCCATTAGACTGCCATCGCTACACATAACCAATGCCTGTGGGTATGAATTAACACCGTGAGTAATAGAACTCATCATCATACCCCACATCTTCGTACGGAGCGAATATACATACGCATACGCCTTTGTGGGATTGTACAGCACAATACGCTGGCGTGTGTAATCAAATACCATTCCACTATCTTGTATGTACTGTTTAAAAGGGATATAATCAAAGTGTTTATCTAACAGACCTGCCAACTTTATAATTTCAGGACCAAAGCGCAAAGAACCCAAGTTAAAAGCATCTTCACTTTCTAATACTTCTGTAATACAGGTACTTTGAGAACCCGACAACATCATAATGCCTCGTGTCGTTGCAAACAGCACAGCACTATCTATTTGTGTTATGCTATCCTTATCCACGCACACGTCTCTTGTAATGGGCTGACGTGCCGAATAAGCACCATTAGAGGCAACTTCCAAAGCCCACACGCCATCAGATGTGAAAGCATACAATGGGAACTGTCCGAATTGTCCCTCCGACAACGCTTTCGCAGCGGTGGAGATACCGTATATCTCGCCAACCCCCACGGTCGTTATCCCCAGCACGGGGAACACAAAGGGGTTGTTCACTTTAGAAGTGTATATCTTGTTAGCTATATTTACAGTTCTATTGGCACTTGTTGATACAACGGGGATATTAACTCTGTTAAAGACTTCCGTGTCTAACTCATTCATATCGCCCATCCGTCTAAAATTACCAAACCAAAATGCACCATTAAGCCCTATATGGCTTTCGAGCGGCAACTCGAAGTATCGTTCCTTGCTTGCATTCCATTCGCCAAATTCCCAGTCCCCCTGTATGCGAATGATAGCCTTATAGGCATTTGCATTTGGATAATAGAAGTAATAGATAGGTACATTACAGAATATATTCTTTGTATCGCTTTCAACCACTATGTTGCGCCCACCTTGTTTAACGTATACATACGCACGCACCTTGCTCATTTTCTGTTCTGCAACTTCTATGCCGTCAGAGTTTACAGCCGTATTTACAGCCGATGGATTAAAGCCACTAAACAGCGTCTTTGAAAGTCCTGTGAGGTTTAAGCGTTGGTTGTACACAAACGAATATTTTGCAGTAAGCCTATCGTGGCTGTCGTAATCATCTGCCATCGTCTGTCTATTCACAAGAGCCTTAAGGAAGTACTCATCAATATCTATCTTCTTTCTAACCCCCGATGTTAGTTCTTCTATGTTAATGCTTTTAAGAAGATAGAAATCGCGGCACGTCTTTACATTCTCTAATACTGTTTTAAGCGGCACTTTTGGAATTTCGATACTCGCCTTAAAACCAACGTCCGCATATTGCGCACCGTCAGACACGTTAAACTTCTTCTTATACGCTGTAATCCAGCTCCAATCACTATATTTACCCTCCGCCTGCACTTCTTTTAAGTTGCAAACAGATTTTACAGTAGTCATATCAGATGAAAGAACAGGTGTTATATTTAAATACTCTATGTCGCCACTTTGTTTGTATGTATATATAGGAGCTGAAATGTATACATCAACCGACTTAACGATATCTTTCCAAATTTTAAGCTTCTCAATTACGCTTACATTATCTGTTACGATGTAGTCTAAATCGCATACCATTCCAAACACACGGTAGTTTATTTGAGTTGTAGAAAAGAATACCTTATCCCCTGCCTTATAAAAGTTCATACCCTCTTCCATACATATAGGGCTGCATTCTGTAGACGGTATCATTAATATAGGCGCAGAGTGTTTCGTTAAGCTGCCGTCATACAGCCGATAGGCATAGCGCACAAAGAATGGGTAGATAAATTTGCCGTTGCGTTCGTAATTCTCTGCTATAAACTTATTCACATACCCCAACACGTAATCTGTTATCTCTTTCTTTTCACTATCCCTAATCTTCAGGCGCAGCGTGGACTTGCCATTTAGTCTATCATTCAAGAAGCCACCCCATTCTGCTTTACTTACTCCTTTGTCAAAATTCACAATTGAAACGTCCAGTTTGTCGCTCTGTTTCAATTCTCCTTGCAAGCCAAAGAGAAGAGACACATCAGGTATTTCACTACCTAATATTTTATAAGCGTTCCTTTCGTTCTCCCACAGAAGATACTGCACGCCCGATGTTGTAAGTAGAATTAATGTGTTACCAACAGAAGATATGCGATACAAGCCATCATCTTTTAAATCGCAAAGTTCGTGAATGTCCGTTCCATTGACAGACCAATACAAATGTCCTCCTCTATATAAGTTAGACTTACTCGCAACGATAGAACCATTAGACGCAGCATTATAGCCAACATCAACTATAATATAGTTTGTATACTTATCTCCACGATGCACATATAGCACCGTACTATCCTTACTACCCAATTTAAGCACCGTCTTAGCCTCCTGAATGCCCGAAAGGCTAATATTACCACCTGCACTAACATTGTCAGGCAGCAAACCCATTACGGCAGCCAATTCGCCATCGCCACAGTCATAATCAGAACCTGCAGCCGTAAAGCCCTTATATTTTACCTCGTCAATCATACTCTGTCTTAATTTCAATTACAGTTGCGAAGATAGCACTAAACACACCCATTAGAATATTAAGTATTAATCCACAATATATATGTACACCATACAAAATGTTTTCTCTATAGAAAGAAGTCCCCACAGTGGAGATTGGAGAGACAAGACAACGTAGGCAAAAAGGGGAGCGAGAAATTAAGCTCCCTTTTTTCTATTAAAATCTATAGTAGAAAAACATATTCCCTATTTGTCGCACCTACCTTACTAATTTGTCGCACCAATGCTCCCTATTTGTCGCACCATCTTACTAATTTGTCGCAGTTCGCACGTGCTACGCATTGTATATCAATGGGTTAAAGGTTCTCTACTAAGTATGATACTAATGATATTACTAAAGATAATCTAATTGGCTGAAAATTTAAAATAATATACTGTTCTTTCTTTTTTTTGATGGCTTCGCCCTTTTTGCAGAGTATGCAATTGCATTTTTCGTATGCTGAGCCTTGTTTTGGGGTTAGTTCCTTATGCCTTCAGGCCGTTTTATTTCATTGCGCGCGTAAAAACGATGTTTTTTATCCCA